GTTCAGCCAATGGCACTCTAGCACCTACAATGTTCTGATTATCAGACTTGTATAGCTCGTTGGTTACCGTGTACTTGTCGTCTTTGCTCCATTCGTGTAACTCAATCAGTGTGTAATATTTCTGTTTGTTACCCTCTGTTTTGGTTGTCTTAGTGATAATAGCAGCGCTCGATACATCCTGTGTGTTACTTTGCAACGGCAAAAAAACTGGTGCTTGGATGAATGCCACACGGATTTTATCGCCGTCAACATAAGGGCGCATGGCTAGACCACCCAGAGCTAAGCAGCTCTCTAGGTAACGTTCAAAGTTCTTTATAAAGCGGTCATTCTGTAGCTGGTCCTGAATAAATTCATTAGCTTTATCATCATCTACCTTGATTTCAGCCTGTTCATTGAATACTAGGCTTGCAATCTTCTTAGAGGCGGTTCTGCCTATTGGTAAATGGTTAAAATCTCGCTTTTGCTTTGTTCCGTTGCTATCTTTATACTCAATCTGTGGATAACGCCCTGCAAAATACTTGAGATTTTCCCTGATACGGTCATACTCTGCACTAGACACCGCTATTTTAGGGTGGTCTGTGATATTAGTTAAGTTTTGTGTGGTCATCACATACTTACTCCTTGTAAAGAAATTCTTGATAGTTTGTACCATTCCCATTGTTAGCTCCTTTATGCTTTTAATTCTAATTCTCTTGCGTTATCTAAAACAAAATATTTCATAGAGTCGCAACAATGGTCATCTTCTTTGATGACCTTTGGATCATCAGAATTGATTGTTTTATCGTCATAGCGGTACATCTTGTGCTCCTCGACAAATACCTTGTTAGCAGGGATGTCAAGGTAGTAAAAGCGTCCTTCTGCTAGTAAGCTGATAACCATGTCAATCATGGTCTGGTTTTTCTTCTTGGCCACTGGGTGCCAGCGTTCGCCATAGTCCTTAAAGTATTGATTTCTCAAAGCTCCTTCCGCACTATCAATAGTCATCTTGAGCTTTGGCACCCTGTACTGTTTCATGACCTTGTCTATAAAGTCATGTATCATAACAGATAGCTCGCTAGGTGCTTTTTTAATCGTCTTGCCGGCTGGTGAATAGTAGAACGTATCAAGTAAGATAACATTACCCTTAGCAGTCAATCCATACGCCCCACAGGCTGTAGCTGACTGCTGATGTCCAGTATCCAAGGCAAATGATATACCTATCAGCCTATCGTCCTCAGGTAAGCTCTGTAGCGGCTTAAAATAGTTCATGTTATAAACATGATTACCAAGTCCTATAACTTCTCCTAAGTACATCCAGCGGTAATAGTCGGGGTCAGTTTCCTTGTACCTTTCTATCTTTTCTTTCATCTGCCTAGACAAAAAGCCTAGCCTGTCATCAAGATAGGTACTGTGATGTATCAGATAAGTAGGGTCACTTGCTTTCTCAGCTACCCACTCATTTATCCAGTCATAGGGGTTCCTAGGCGGATTGTATGTAAAATAAACATTGACCTGCTTGCCATTAGGTAGTTCTTGACGGATAAAGGTATCCTCAACAATATCAATGTCCTCACGTCCTGCAAATTCTGCCAGTTCCTCAAACCAAACAGACATAACATAGCCCTTGGCTATCTTCTGTGATTTGAGTTTCATTGGATCATCTACGCCATAAAAGTAAAAGGCTGTACCTGTTTTCTTGTGAGTGATTTGTAGAGGAGATTTTCCGAATTTGAACTCATTGGCCAAGCCCATCTCATAGATGGCCCAGCGGATTTGCTCATAAACGGACATTCTCAGGTATTTCCCCACCTTCCGCAAAACAACAACATTCCCCATCTTGTCATTGATAAAGTCGTTTACTAGGTCAATAGATACCACAGAGGACTTGGTGGAACCACGGCCACCTTTTAGTACTATGTGACTCTTGAGTGTGTAGAGAACTTCATCAAATACTGGGTTAATCAGCTTTGCTAGGTTCAGTATCGCCATTGTACTCACTCCTATCAAATGTAAATCCAGTAATGACCGTGTCATCTTCATCATCTGAGCCTAGCTGAGCCTTGAGGTTGTCAATCCTCAATCGTTGCTCCTCTGTGACAAGCGGTGAGCGTGTCAGCTCGTCATAGGTCTTAATCATGCTTTTAAGCTCTGACTGTGCTCTTGCTATTGCAGCTAGGGCTTTTCCTTGCTTATCCCAAGCTGTATGATGTTCATATCCCACACCAGCCTTACCCTCGCTTGTAACAAAGGTGTCGCTATCCTCTATATCCTGGACAAATAAAATACGCTGAGCGTGCAATAGATTGGCATAGGTCAGCGTGATATTTTCCCAAAGAATATCAATGGGTTGCTTATCCGAAAGCTCCTGGGCTATCTCATAGACCTCCGGGGGCAGGTACTTAGCAAATAGACCATGCTTGATTGCTTTGCTATTGCCAACAGGGCCACCTCTTGAATTAGTGTTCCCGATTTGAGCGCCCCTTTTGCGAACGTTCGCTTTGGCTTTATCCGAACGCTCGGTATTGTCGCCCCATTTATAGGTTGATTTCCACCGGCGAATGGTCCCAGGAGGAATGTCAAGTTTTTCAGCAATATCAACCAGCTTCATGCCTTCTTGATATAACTGTTCAGCTTCAATAGATTTCTCATTTCGTTGTTTTGGCATGTCCTCCTCCCTTTATTCGTCGGTTTTGCAAACTAAAAAGCCCCTCAATGAGTGATTACACTACCATGAATAGTTTTTCGGTTCTTTTCCCAGGACCACCATTTTGCATAGTGCTTCTAGCGCTCGGAAATTCATATACAACTTCAAAACGTGGGTCGTTTATCTCGTAGCTAGAAATAAGTACAATGTTTTTCTTGCTCATTTCAAATGCCCAATCATAGAAAGGTTGACTGTCAAAGGCGCATTTAACATCTCTAACATACATTCTGTTCTTGTTGTTTGAATGTTGACCGAGAAAATAAACCGCATCGTCAATAACTAACTCTGAACCAGTAGGCATTTTTAACAACTGGTTGCGGATTCTTTGATATTCTTCTTTATTTGGATATCTTGCAATAGTTCTGATGTAACCTTCGGCATTTTCATAAGGAGGGTCAAGATAGAAAATAGCATCTTCAATATCATAAAATGCTTCATAACTTAAATTTGTAGGTTGTAATCGTTCTAACTGTTGTAATCGTTCTAACTGTTGTAATCGTTCTAACTGTTGTAATCGTGTTTTAGCATTTTTATATGTATCAGTTTTTTTATAGCCACTAAAAACATCATGCTTGTCGATAATCTCGATTGCTAGATTATACTTCATGTCAGACCATTCTTTGCTATATAGATAACCGTTTTTGTTGTTTCCAAAACTATTTACAAGCAATTTAATATTGTCATCGACTGTCTTGTCCGCTTTATTTTTTATTTTGTAAAATTCTTCACGGCTGATAATTAGCGTTTTAATCCACTCTCTATCTTGACTGATAACTCTTTGGAACATATCAGTAATATCTTTGTCTAAGTCATTGTAATGCACTTCTAAGCCATTCAGCATACACTCAGCAGTAATTGCTCCGCCTCCGCCAAAAATATCATATATCGGTTTATCAGTGCCAAAGTTTTGTTTTATAATCTCGACTATCTTCTTGCTAATCTTTTTCTTACTGCCCTGATAAGGAAGTCCAATCGGCTTCCCTTTTCGTATCTTCTTTTCGTCTAATTTAAGCATTCTGTCTCCATAGCAAAAAGACCACACATTCCTGCGGTCTCTCTGAGTGAAATATTCAGCCCCTCACATGATACTAGCAAACATGGTCACTGGGTCCTCTTTATATTATTTATTATTGCTAGTTTTTAAACCACAAGCAGAGGATTCGAACCTCCATCTCTGGGTTATCAGCCCAGCGCTTTGCACATACGCACATCGTTGATACGTCTATCAATTACTTACGTTTTAAGCTAACTTGTCTAAAAGGAACAGCCAGTCTTTTTACTGTATGAGCTGACGTTCCAAAACAGATACTGAGTTCGATTTTCATAAGGAGTTGAACGTCAATTAATGACTGGAAAATAAAAATATCTATCTCTTCTCAGTATCTGTATGATACTAATTTACCACTTAAAACGTGACACTTCCACGCTTTTTTGTGTCAACTTTACGAATCTCCCCTAAAATCTGCAAAGATTGTTAAGATACGTTCTCTTTTTCTGTAGATGCTTTTTCTGGAAACGTGTAGCATGTCAGCTATTTCTTCCCAAGTATTTACCGAACCTCTTGACCAACGTAGATAGAAGATTTTCTTTAACTCGTCGTCTAAGGCATCTAGCGTTGACTCTATGGCACTTCTCAACTGTTCTAGTCCATTTATTCTCACATCACTAGACCATCGTGCTATGACGTTCTCAGTCGGTTTAGAGATGGTATTGGCTTTACCACCTCCTACATTACAATCATCTGATGTTTCGGTCTGGATCTCCAGTTTACGTATAGCAATTTTCCTATCAATCTGCTGATAGTCAAACAGTTTTAAATCCAACGATCTCAATTCTACTTCTGACAGTTTGTTCATGCTAACTCCCTTATGGTATAATAGTATTGTAAGATAACACCAGTCGGGGCAGTGAGTGCCTTGACTTTTTTTATAGTCTTGAAATTCCGTAGTATTCATAACCACAATATTCAGAGCAAAAACCGTATGTATTAAAATACTTGTCAAAAACTCCTCATTTCCACACAATAACTTTGTTTTCAACTTTAACTTTCCACGACTCTCTATCAAGTGGATTAATCTGACAGAAAGTGTTTCTGCTCCCAGCTTTTGCCTTGCGTTTCTTGTCTACAATCTTATAATACAGTTCGTTGATTCTAATCATACACTTTTTCCGTGGCTGTATACCGTTCATCCAGTAGTAAACCGACGACCCTTGTTTTGCTCCGACCAAATGAGCAAACCTTTCATATGACAGTTTGTAATGTCGCTTGATAGTACCTATTTTTTCAATAATGTCAATGCCATCGTCAATCGTAAATTCTTCTGCTTTCTCGTAGATTTTACGGACTTTCTGCATTGCTCCTTCTGGAGTTCTGTTTCTGCTTTCCCAATAACTGTAAGATGATTTGGGAACATTAATTTCCTCAGCCATTTCATCCATTGTCATGCCTAGTTTTAATCGTATCTCACGTAATGTCAATTCGTTCATAATTCCTCCCTTGAAACGGAAATTGCTTCATCCATTATTAGTCCTCTTTCTTTTCTTGTTCAATTTTTACCCTGCTA